CCAGCTCCAGCCCCAACCCCGGTAAGTGCGGCAGTGAAGGCTGCAAGAAAAACGGAGAAGAGAACAGCGGCAATAGCCCAGGGACGAACATCAACGATATTGACAGGCCCTAGAGGTGTATTGACCGAGGCTGATATAGCGAAGAAAACTTTATTAGGAGCTTAGTATGTGTTTTAACTTTTTAACTGGAAGAACAGGCCCCAGTGTAGGGCCAACGTCATCGGCAGATAGAGCTGCTGGATATTTAGTTGATATGGCAGGCCCAAGGAGAGCAGTAAATCCTATGTCAGCGGAACAGCGAGCTACACAAAACAAGCAGACGGAAGATCGTAATACCATTAGAAGGGCGGATAGTTATGGCAGCAGTAATACTAAGTCGGCAAGTGTTGTCCCTGGCGCTGCGAAAATTAAAGAAACTTTCCAATCTAAAACTGCTAAACGGACAGTTGATAACACGGTAGTAAAGAAGAAGAAAAGAATAGCAACGTCAACTTCATATTCTTCACCTTTCAGGAGCTGGCAAGGAACTACAAGTAGAAGCGGTAAAACCATATTAGGAGCATAAAGTGGCAGAGAGAACAAAGAACATGGAATACTTCAGAAGATGGACGGACATCCAGGATGAACGATCTACCTTCTTTGGCCATTGGCAAGAACTGAGTGAGTATATCCTTCCCAGACGTGGAAGGTTCCTGACCTCCAAACGTAATGACGGCTCGAAGAAGAACTCCAAGATAATTGACTCTACTGGAACAATGGCGGTAAGGACGCTTAGTGCTGGAATGATGAGTGGTATTACTTCACCGGCACGACCTTGGTTCAGACTCGCAACCCCTGATTCAGCACTGATGGAACAGAGCGAGGTCAAGCAATGGCTGTTTGGGGTAGAAAAGAAGATGCGTGATATATTCTCACGTTCAAATCTGTATAACTCTCTCCAGACAATCTATGAAGAAATAGCGGTCTTCGGTACCGGGGCGATGCTTATCAATGAAGATCACGATGATGTTATTCGTTGTTATCCGTTTACCTGTGGTGAATATGGTATAGCACTTTCCTCAAGACTTAGTGTTGATACCTTCTACCGGGAATTCCAACTAACCGTAGCCCAGGCTGTAGAACAGTTCGGCTATGAGAATTGTTCCGACCCAGTACAGTCGATGTTCAAAAGCGGACAACTCGACAAGTGGGTAGAGGTGATGCACGTCATCGAACCGAATTCAGCCAGGCAGTACAACATGAAGGACAATCTCAATATGCCTTACCATTCGTGCTACCTGGAGAAGGCATCGAAGAATGATCGCAAGCTTTCATCGAGTGGTTATGAAGAGTTTCCAGTGTTGGCACCAAGATGGCACGTTACCGGGATAGACATCTATGGACGTTCCCCAGCGATGGATGTACTTGGTGATGTTAAAGCATTACAGATCGAACAGAAAAGAAAAGCCCAGGGTATTGATAAGATGGTCAACCCTCCACTCCAGGCACCGTCTTCACTCAGAGGACAGACAGCTACAGTACTGCCCGGAGGAGTTACCTATGTAGATACCATGCAGGGAACCCAGGGTGGCTTTAGACCGACCTATGAAGTTAACCCAAGGCTGGCTGAGTTGCAGCAAGACATCGCCGAGACCCAGAACCGTATCCGCCAGGGATTCTATTCAGACCTATTCCAGATGTTGACGATGTCGGATAGAAGACAGATTACCGCCAGGGAGATAGACGAGCGCCATGAAGAGAAGTTGTTGATGTTGGGGCCAGTACTTGAAAGACTGCATACCGAACTACTTGATCCTCTGATTGATAGGACATTCAATATCATGTTGCGTAACGATCTACTACCGCCTGCTCCTGAAGAGCTTGGTGGAGTTACCCTGAAAGTGGAATACATCTCGGTAATGGCACAAGCACAAAAAGCGATTGGTACCGGGGCGATTGAAAGGTTGGCAGGTTTTGTCGGCAATATGGCTGCCGCTAAACCAGAGGTTCTCGATAAGTTTGATGCTGATCAGAGTGTCGATGAATACGCCGAGATGATCGGAGTACCACCAAGAATTGTAGTACCTGATGATGTGGTGCAACAGATCAGAGAAGAAAGAGCGCAAATGGAACAACAACAAATGGCAATGGAACAAGCAAACCAAGTAGCACAGACAGCGAATGTCGGCGCCCAGGCAGCAAAAGTGATGAGCGATACCGATACCGGTGGCGATAGTTTGCTGAACAATATTGTTGGTGGTTTGACTTAAATGAATGGTAATAGATATTAATGATGCGATAGAGGCGATTAAGGTGATGAAACACCAGGAACCGACATATGAAAATCAACATGAATCGATGTTGGTGACACTGCGGTTTTTACAGAAGTTGGGCTTCCACCACGTCTCTTTAGGTAAAGAGAGAATACGGAACAACAGATAACTTGCAGAAACTATGAGATAGTGCGGAATATGGCAAAAGAATTTAATGCCTCTGACGAGAAAAGCGTCAAGAGTCAAACACAGAAAGATAAAAATATTCGCGATACAGAGTTGGAGGACTGGCGTCTTCTACTCTCCAAGCAATGGGGCAGACGCCTGGTTTGGAGAATCCTCGATCAGACAGGAATGTATCGCACCAGTTTCACCGGGAATAGTACGACTTTCTTTAACGAAGGCGCTAGGAATATTGGCCTATGGCTGGTGGATGAAGTGTTGTCGGCGGATGCAGATCAGTATCTGTCGATGATAAAAGAAAACAATAAACAAGGAGATCAAAATGCCTGAAGATACAGACACTTTGCTTACAGCCGACACCAATGAGGATGGGGATGTAGAGCAGGCAGATAACTCACCTGAAACAACTGAAGCAACAACAACAGATGTAAAGGAGAGCGAAACTGCTACGGAAGGAAAAGAAGAAGAAACTACAGAACAGGAGGCTAACGCCCCTGAAGAGTATGAAACATTCGAGATTCCTGAAGACTTTAGTTTTAATGATGAGACCTTATCTGACTACCATACTTTTGCGAAAGAGAACAACCTGACGCAAGACCAGGCCCAAAGGGGTGTGGATATGGTAGCGAAGATGAAACAAGCCGAGATGGCTCAATGGGTCGAACAGCAGAGATCATGGGTAGAAGAAGCGAAGAGCGATACTGATTATGGTGGCGATAAATTCGATGCGAATATATCTGTCGCAGTAAAGGCGCGTGATTCATTCGGTACCCCAGCGTTTAATGAGATGTTGGATCAATCAGGTTTGGGCAACCATCCCGAAATGATTCGATTTCTCTACACTGTAGGAAAAGCGATTTCCGAGGACAGGGTAGTTGTTGGTGGAGCCAACGCTAGTCAGAAGACTCGTGAATCTGTACTTTATCCATCAATGTCAATTTAAATAAATATAACAGGAGATAAATAATGGCAACATTATCCACAACAAATCCTACACTCGCCGATGTGGCGAAGAGGTATGATCCAGATGGTAAGATTGACACTATCGTGGAACTGTTATCGGAGACTAATGAAGTCCTCGATGATATGACGTTCCTAGAAGGTAATCTTCCAACTGGTCATAAAACAACAATTAGATCAGGGCTGCCAAGTTCCACCTGGCGTAAACTGAACTATGGTGTTCAACCTAGCAAATCAACAACTGTACAGGTAACTGATACAGCAGGTATGCTGGAGGCGTATGCTGAAGTCGATAAGGCACTAGCTGATCTTAACGGCAACTCAGCTTCTTTCCGTCTGTCTGAGGATAGAGCGTTCTTGGAGTCTATGAACCAGACAATGGCTAGTACATTGTTCTATGGTGACACAGGCACAGACCCGGAGAAATTCATGGGTCTAGCACCTCGTTATGACTTAACAACTGCCGAGAGCGGTGACAACATCATCCTCGGTGGCGGTTCAGGCTCAGACAACACTTCCATCTGGTTGGTTGTTTGGGGGCCTAACACTTGCCACGGTATTTTCCCGAAGGGTTCACAAGCAGGTCTGAAACATGAAGACCTTGGTGAAGTTACTCTGGAAGATGCTGCATCAGGTAAATATCAAGGTTACCGTACTCACTACAAGTGGGACATCGGTCTGACTTTGAGAGATTGGCGCTATGTGGTTCGCATACCGAACATTGACATATCAGACTTAACTGCGGATGCTTCCGCTGGTGCAGAGTTGGTTGACCTTATGGTTCAAGCAATCGAGAAGGTTCCTAACTTGGGTCTAGGTCGTGCAGTGTTCTATGGCAATCGCACAATCTCTTCATACCTACGCCGCCAGATTACTAACACTAGTAATGTTCGTATCAGCATGGATGAAGTAGCAGGGAAGCGTGTATTGGCTTTTGACGGTATTCCGTTCAGACGCAATGACGCTATTACTAACGCCGAAACCCTTATAAGTTAAGGCCAACACAGGAGACTAAAATGATTATTGATTATAATCTTCAATTTTCCGATGCACAGTCTGTAACGGCTGATGCTGCGTCTACTAATATTATCGATTTGGGTTCAGATCGTGATATTGGGGTAGGCGAGGAAATGAAAATCGCGCTGAACTTTGACGTTGCTATGGGAGGCTCTTCGCCAACTCTAGCTGTTCTAGTTCAAACAGATGATAACTCTTCATTCAGTTCTGCTACAACAGTACTAACATCTCGCTCTATAGCGGCTGCGGCCCTTGGCGATACATTAGTTCTGGGGTTACCAGATACGAATGAACGTTATGTTCGTCTGTACTACGATGTTGGGGGTTCAAGCCCAACAATGACTGTAAGTGCATCAGTTGTTAAGGATGCACAGCAGTGGAGTTCATATCCTAATGCATAAGTAGTGGATATGATTTAATTCTGAGGGTAGGTAGGTTTTTTTCCTTTGTCCTACCTCCCCTTGGATTTATTAAGAGGAGTTTAAATGGCTAGTGAAGTCGATATTTGTAATTTGGCACTTTCGCATATCGGCGCTAGTGCAACTATTTCTTCATTGACGGAACAGTCGGAAGAAGCTTTTCACTGTAACTTATTATATGCTGACGCTAGGGACGCATTACTGAGAGCTTATCCTTGGGGATTTGCTACTCGTCACCTGGCACTTTCTGATGTCGGCGACCCACCCGGTAACTGGTCTTATAGGTACAGTTATCCGAATGATTGTCTTTTTGCAAGGGAGATACTACAGACAACGTCCGGTGGCGACCCAATTGATTTTGAGATAGCTTTGGGGGATGCATACAACGCAAGAGTCATTCTCACCGATCAGGAAACAGCAACCCTAATTTATACCTACAAGGCCACCAACACATTGGTGTTCGATTCCTTGTTTATAATTGCTCTGGCTTGGCGATTGGCTAGTGAGATAGCTATGCCTCTGACCAGGGACGAGAAACGAATGAAAAATGCCTATGAGATGTATATAACGACACTCTCTGAGGCTAAAACATTTAACGCTAATGAGTCTCAAATCGATAGGAATCAAGAGGCTAGTTGGATAACAGGGCGTAGTTAATGCCTATCTATACGATTCAACCATCCTTCTCTGGCGGAGAACTAGCACCGTCACTACATTCTAGAGTTGATCTAGCTAAGTATGCTGTAGGGTTAAAGACCTGTAGAAACTTTATTGTTCAGGCACATGGTGGAGTAGCCAACAGAGCTGGAACGAAATACATCTGCGAGACCGAGGACTCGACCAAGACTACTAGACTTATACCGTTTGAATTCAATACCGAACAGACCTATGTGCTGGAGTTCGGTGACCTCAAGATGAGGGTAATTAAAGATGGAGGGCAGGTAGAATCAGGTGGTTCACCGGTAGAGATCACAACCCCCTACGCACATACTGAGTTGGCAGCACTTAACTTCACTCAGAGTGCGGATGTGATGACTATCTGCCATCCTTCATACCCTCCGAAGGAACTTAAAAGAACCTCTCACACAGCCTGGACTCTGACCTCCATCTCCTTTGGAACTTCGATGACAGCCCCTGGAAGTGTCGCCTCTACGGCACAAAACTATGACTCTGGTGACCCAAATACC